GCAATACTGCACAATTTTATACGGAAAGGTTAATAAATTACTTATGTGATAATTCTAGCCTATTTCCTGAATACAGTACCAACACAGGCTCGAATATTAATCCTGATTCTAACGCATATTATCAAGGGATGAATCTTGAAAAATACAGGGTTTATGATACAAAAATAACTGTAAGAGATTTTTTAGATACTGTATATAATTAATGAAAAAATACTATAAAGTTAAAGAAGTCAATAAAACTAAATTAAAAACATATTTGACAAATGCCAATACAAAAAACAATACAGGACAGTCTAGAAGTAGCAGCAGTAAACGGAACAGTCCTAAGTGTAACAACCTTCACTAACTTAGAGATAGCTTTAAAGATAATCTTGTTAGTGGTTTCAATAGCCTATACTATAGATAAATGGTATAGTCAAAAGAAAAAGCACAATGAAAAAAAATAAGCTAAACAGTAAAAACCCTCGTTATCAAAAAGTTGAAGAAGTAATTAAAACTACTAAAGTTTTGATTAACAACGTAAAAGGAATAAAAATTTATGCAGTATATAATATATGATAAACCATTTTAAAATATCTGAATTTGATAGCCCTGATTTAAAAGGTAGTGGCGATAAAATGGACAAAGTATTTATTCATACATTAGATAAAGCTAGAGAACGAGCAGGAGTACCCTTCAAAATATTAAGTGGCTATAGAACAGAAGAATGGAATCTTAAAGTTGGGGGTAGGGTAGGTTCTAGTCATATAAAAGGATTAGCAGTAGATATATACTTACCTAGAAGTTCAAGAGATAGGTTTTTAATTATAAATGCACTTTTTGAAGTTGGTTTAAATCGGATAGGAATTGCATTTAAAAGGAATTTTATTCACGTAGATATGGATAGAACTAAAGATGGAAATGTAATATGGAGTTATTAATTTAAAATAAAAAAATGAAAAACTATTTAATTTTAACAATCTTAAAGTCTAAGAAAGTATGGTTTACAATAGCAGCAATCGTAATACCTTTTATAGCAAGAACTTTAGGCATAGAAGAAGTACACGTTAGCGAAATGTTTTGGGCATTAGTAGGTTTAACAGGCGCACAGGGATTGGCTGATAGTGGAAAGAAGTAACAGGTATAGATTAAAACCACACGAGATACAAGTCATTCAAAAACTGCGAGAGCAAGAGATAAGTAATATATTAGTAATTGGAGATTTGCACGAACCTTTTTGTCTTGACAAGTATCTTGATTGGTGTATAGAACAGTATGACACCTATAATTGCACAGAGATAGTGTTTATAGGCGATATAATAGACAATCACTACTCAAGCTACCACGAAACCTCTGCTGATGGAATGGGTGGCTTAGATGAGCTTGAATTGGCTATTAAGCGTATATCACGTTGGTATGATGCTTTTCCAATAGCTACAGTCATAATTGGAAACCACGACAGACTTATAATGAGAAAGGCACAAACAAGTGCAATCCCCTCAAAATGGATAAAATCCTATAAAGAAGTATTAGAAGTACCTAAATGGAATTTTGTTGAACGATACGAAAAAGATGGTGTTCAATATATTCACGGAGAAGGTGGAACTGCATCAACTAAATGCAGGGCAGATATGATGAATACAGTACAAGGTCATCTTCATACACAATGTTACACCCAACATTACGTTGGTAAAAAATTTAGAATCTACGGAACACAAGTAGGATGTGGAATAAACCACGAAAGCTATGCTATGGCTTATGCTAAATATGGTAAAAAACCTGCGATTGGTTGTGCAGTTATCCTTAATAATGGGCAAATACCTATCAATTTGTTGATGCCTTTGTAAAAAATTAGCTTAATTTTCTCTTTTTTTAAATAAATTATAATTTTATTTTAGTAGAATTTACTAGAGTAGAATTATTTTTTTTATATATATTAGTTAAAAACTTAGTTAAAAACTTGGTGGATAAGAAAAAAAGTTTTAAATTTGAACTATAATTAAATCAAAAACTATGAAAAATAAAGTAACAAATATTACAAGAAATATAACATTTAAAAGTAATAATAAAAAAAGACAAGCAAAAGTATTAGATTTTGTTATAGATAAATTTATAAAAGAAACTAATTGCAAATTTGTAGATTTTTATTTAATAGGAATAAATAAAATAAAATTACACGGAATAAAAAAATAAATATAATTAATAACAAAAATTATGAAAACACAGTACATTATTAAACACAGATTAACTAATAAGGAACATATTTTAAATGCTGAAGAAAAAGCACAATTTTATCAACATCAAAATAAGTATGATTATTTAGAATCAGAATTATTAGAAATAGAAACAGAAACTAATTGGAAAGAAGAAATAGGTCTAGCACTTATAGGGATAGCAATAGTAATATTAGGAACTAAAATTATTGTAGAATGGCTATAAATAAATTATACAAACCGACACCACCTACTGCTGAAGAATTAGTGGAAATTAATAAAAAACACCAAGCTATACTTCAAGAAATTTATGATGAATGTGATGATAAAATAGTTGAAGCAAAACTATATTGTGTAAAAGGTGTAGAAAACTTTACTAAACCTGATAATATTTTATTACAACGCTCTGTAGATGAAAGAGATGCTTATGAAGGAATAGTAGTTGTAGGTACAGAAAGACAAAGATGTATGGATAAAACATTTCCAAACATAATAGGTATTTATTCATACAACCTTACAGAAGATATGTTAAAAAGATATGAAGCTAATAATAATAATTTAATAATAATATAATTATGAAAACAAATATAAACTTTTATGAATTTAGAAATTGGTTTGAAAAAAACAGACCTAACAATTTTTCAAGAGCAGGGTTAATGGCTTTATGGGAATATTTAGAAGGTTATGAAGAAGATACAGGAGAAGAAATAGAATTTGACCCTATCGCTTTATGCTGTGAATATACAGAATATGATAATATTGCAGAATTTCAATTAGATTATGATGCTGATAGATACCCTGATACTGATGCAATAATGGATTCAACACATTTATTTTGTTTTGGTGGTACATCATTTATAATACAAAACTTTTAATTATGATACATAAAAGATTACAAGAAATAAATACTTTTCAATGTTTAGACAATGAATTGTATTTAAGAGGGAAAGATGAAAATGGAGATGATTTTACAATAGTGTTTGATGCTTTTAACTTTCTAGAATGGATAGATAAAGAGCAAATACAATACATAAAAAAACAAACAATTAAATACATAAAACAAAAATGAAAACAGAAGCAATCAAGGAAAAGTACAACAAGTATAATTTAGAACCAAGTGATGTTTTTAAGCATCAACACTACATAATAATAACTCGGAGTGGTATAGATAAAATACAAGCATTAGAAAATATTTTTATACATTATGAAGTGGTAAAATCAGAATCTAATTTTGCTTCAGTTAAGGCAGTTGCTTTAAAGGGAGATAAAACGATAGAAACATTTGGTAGTGCTTTAAAAGGGGATTACAAAAATGGTAACTGTAATACTTGGTATGTTTTAGAAATGGCTGAAAAAAGGGCTATGTCTAGGGCAGTATTAAAACTAACAGGGTTTTATGAACTAGGTGTGTTTGGGGAAGATGAATCAGAAGATTTTAAAAAAAATTAATAATTAATAAATAAATAGATATGAATATAGATGGTAAATTAGTAAAAATACTACAACAAGAAACAGGAGTTTCTAAAGCAGGTAAAGAGTGGAAAAAGCAATCAATTATATTAGAACAAGATACTGAATATAACAAAGAAGTTGTTATTACATATTTTGGAGATAGTATAAATAAATTACAATCAATTAAATTAGGAGATAATTTAAGTTGTAATGTAAACATTTCTTCAAGAGAATATAATGGTAAATACTATCACAATATAGATGGTTGGGCTTGTTCAATATCAAGTAATAAATTATCTGAAAGTTCTGAAGAATTACCAAATGATGACTTACCTTTTTAATATGACTGAAAAAGAAAAATTTGAATCAATATGCGACCTTACTACAAATTTAGTAGGGTTGCATAAAGGCTCATTAGCTGATAAAACTAGAAAGGAGTCTATACATATACCAAGAATGGTTGCATCTTTAGTAGGTAGGTTGATACACGATATACATCCAACAGTTATAGCTAATGTAATAAATAGAGATAGAACTTCAGTTTTACATTATCAAAAGTTACATAAACATAATTACGCATCTTTTCCTGAATACAGAGATTTATTTAATAGAGTATATAATATGCACAATCAAATACTTAATTTAAAAAAGAAGGTTACAAGTAAAGAAAGTTTAAGAATGTTATTGGTAAAGTCAGGGGTAAATATTTCTAAAAAGAAATCACAAGTATATGTAAAAATAAAAAGTGGTACTATTGTTTATAAATTAAAGACAGATTATTTAGATTGTTCAGACAATATCAAAATAATTGAAGATGCTTTAAAAGATTATGATTATTCATTAGAGATAAAATCAATATGAAACACTTATTAAGTAGCAGTGCTTTTTTAGTGGTCAATAAAACATTAGCTAAAAATATAGGATTGAAAGAAACCATACTATTAGCTGACCTTATAAGCAAAGAAGAATACTTTATTAATAATGGAATGACTGATGGGTGGTTTTTTAATACTGAAGCTAATATTCAGAAAGATACTACACTTACACCATATCAACAACGTAATGCTCTTAAATCGCTTAAAAACAATCAAATAATAGAAACTATTCGTAAGGGCATACCTGCTAAACAATTCTTTAAAATTAACGAAGAACAAGTTATTAAGTTTCTTAACAACAAGTCATCAACTAACTTAACAACTATTAATAAGAATAAAGAAATAACATTAAATAATAAATTATCTATAAAGGAAAAATTTATTAATCAGGTTATGTATTTTGATTACCCAAAAGAAATGAAAGAAGATTTTATAAGTTATTGGACAGAGGGTGTTAAAAAGATGAGGTTTCAAAAGCAGGGAACATTTGAGATTAAACTAAGGTTAAAAAGATGGTCAAAGAACTCAGCTAAATGGGATAAACCTAAAAGCAAAGTATCATCTAAATTAGATTCACAATTAAATGAATTAGTAAAAGCTAAAAATTATTTATGAGTATAGTAGAAGAATTAAAATACAGAAAAGTTATAGCTTTAATTAAAAAAGAAAACTTTATAGAGTTAGATAATTACTTTAAGTATAGTGGTAAAAATGAAATAAATAACAGACTTGTTTTTTTAACACCTAATTATAGAATAGATAATAGTTTTAAAAAAATTAATGATATGACTAAATACAAATTAAAAAATTATAGAAAATGAAAACATTACAGGACGAAAACATCAAAGAACTAACAGAAAAAGTTTTAGATATAATAGCTAAAGCATCAATAGAACTAGGACACAGAACAGATGCTAAGACAATGGCTGCACTTGCTAAGATATTTGCAAATGATTTACAAAAAGAAAACAGGTTTAAACATATGACTATCAATCAGATACAAGATGCCTTTCACATAGGGGTAAGGTATTGTGATTTTGAACCTTTTATTAATATTAAAACTTTCTTTAGGTTTATTATAAATCATAAGAAAACAATTAATGATGCCTACTATCAAGTGCATACATTAAATCAGAATCCAAGACAAGTACCTTTTTATCAAGAACCTTTAAAACTATTAAAATGAAAACAATTAAAATAAATAAAGAAGAAATAAAGACAGGAAAAGATGCTATCAAATGGCATTTGAAAAATTATGGAAGTATAACAAGTTTAGAAGCTATCAGAGAATACGGTGTTACTAGACTTGCAAGTATCATATTTTATTTAAAAGAAGATGGTTACCCTATACATAGTACAGATTTACAAAGGAAAACTAGATTTGGTAGAACAACTACAATATCTAAATATCTTTATTTTAAACCTGCACCTGTTTTTGAACAAAAATTAATATGGGGTTAAAGACAATAAGCAAATTAAAGAAAGAGTTAGACAAGTGGTTTAGTTTATACATTAGGCTTAGGGATAGTAAAGATGGTATGAGTATTTGTTTTACTTGTAATAAAATTGACCATTATAAAAAATTACAATGTGGTCATTTTCAAAGCAGAAGGCATACTTCAACGAGGTGGGATAAAACTAATTGTCAAGTTCAATGTGTTAAATGTAATATGTTTAATCAAGGAGAACAGTTTAAATTTTCTAAAAATATAGATGCTAAGTATGGAGATGGAACTGCATTAAAATTAGAAATAATATCAAAACAAACTATGAAACTTACTAGAGTAGAATATAGCTTAGCAATAACTTGTTATAAATCTATTGTTGAAAAGTTAAAACAAGAAAAAAATATAGAGTAGTTTTTTTTATATATTTGGATATGGTCAAACCTATCTATTCAAGTATTGAACATCAAGTTCATTTAGAAGAATATTTGACTTTGATGTTATCTATAGTAAAAGAAATTTCTTCAGATACAAAATACTTAAATTTTTTAGAAGTAGTAGATTTAATAATTGATTATCATAATGGATATGGTAAAGATGTAGAAGTGGGTAATTGGAATGATTGGCTAATGATTTTACCTTTAAATCTTTCAGTTTGTTGTAATGGTTACTTTGCAGCATTAGAAACTAAAAGAAATATGAAATCAATTAGAACATACAAAGTTTTATTAGATAAATATTTAGAAGATTGTGTTACTAATCTAAGTAATTTAGAATATAAAAATGAATAAAATATATCTTGAAGTAGGAAATTGCAGGGCATTATTTGTTAAAATGAGTTATGCTTTTACTAAAGATATAAACGAGATA